CGGCAGATGGGGCAGGCTATGAGGATTTCCGACCTGTACAGCGCAATCGAGGGGGCCGAAGGGGTTGACTACGTGGAACTTTCGAGCCCGCTTGCGACTATTACGCCGGGCGACAGCTCGGTCCTTACTCTAGGCGCTGTCTCGCTGACATACTCAACGCAGGTATAGGTCATGAGCGGGATACTTACAGAGCTTTTCCCCTACATGTACCACACGGGGCGGAACGAGCTTATTGGTTACATCGAATGCTTGGAGCCGGAGCTTGATTATATCCGCGACCGGTACAAGGGTTTAACCGCGCTTATTGATGTAAACACTTGCCCGGAAGATTATTTACCTTACTTGGCCGCCATGATAAACTGCCCGCTTATCGGAAACGACCCGAGAAAATGGCGGGGCCAGATAAAGGCATGGCCGACAATTTTACGGATGAAGGGGACCGAGGCAAGCGTTGTAACTTTGCTTGAAAAAGTAGGGCTGACACAAGTCCATGTAGATACTTACTGGCGGGACGGAGGCGGAAACTACACGACAGAGAGGCCGACAGGAGCGCCGGTTTACGACGCCGGGGCTGGGGTGTGGCTAAACTCACGCACTCACTATTTCACGTTGGCGCTATCCACGCCGAGCGGAGAGATCCTGAGCACCGAGGACATGGAGAACATCAGAAGATTGTTGACTTACGTGAAGCCTTACCACGCTGAGATACTGGAATACCAGTTGTACGGACGGTTTACAGACGCCAGTACGCCGGAAGAAAGTATTACGACCGAGCACGTCCATATTCCGGCCGACCAGTATCCGTGGGTGGACATGATTTACGGCGGCGGACTTTTGTATTCCGCCGTAGGGTTCCAGTTGTACGGCGGGCCGCATACATACGGCGAAAGCGATTTTGAGTACAAGCCGCTTTCGTACATACCACCGGAACCGGACGCCCCGAAATATGGGGTGTTTCTTTTTACTGAAACGGTTGGGATGGAAATACAGAATGATTTTACAGAGAGCGCCCCACCGGCAGAAGGTTTTACGGAATACATTACTAGATATTTGTTTTACGACGAAACCGTCCAATACGGCGTGAATTATCAAAATACGGAGGTGAAATATATATGAAGCAATCCATAAAAGAGCACCCCGGAGCCAAGGGGAGCATGGTAATCAAGATTTACCGGGGGGACAAACTGCTTTCCACTGAGAAAATAGACAACCTTATTGTCAACGGCGGAAAAAACGCACTCGCTAACCTTCTCGGAAGCAACGGGACGGGAAAGAACATCTCGGCCGTCGGAATTGGCGACGGGAACGCAGTCGCCACAGCTACGGACACTGGGCTCACGAACGCAGTTACCGTTACGCTGGACGAAACACGGATAGCGACCGGGCTAGAGGCCGAAGACGGGTCAACTTTTGACGCGGCAAATATCGTTCAGTTCCATTTTACCTTTCCAAAAGCAACGGCCGTTGGGCTTGAGGTTAAAGAATACGGGCTGTTTTGCTCGGACGGGACGATGTTTTCGCGGATAGTCAGGGGCGCGTCCTTTATCAAGACGGACATAGATTCTATCCGCGGCTTTTGGCAGATACAATTTTAAGGGGGAATGAAACATGGGAGTTATTAGCGAAAGCGCTGTATGGGAAGATAACGTATTACAGATAGAAGTTGGCGATTCCGTTGGCGGCGGGCCTTCTGCCGTTGTGAATTTACAGGCGCAAGACCTAGCGAACAGGACAAAGTTCTTAAAAGGCAAAGTAGACCTGTTGCTTGCCAGAGTGCCGGTTGGGGCACTCGTAACGATGCCCGTCAATGATGTGCCTGACCACTGTTTTGAGTGCAATGGGGCAGAAATATCGAGAGCAACATACCCGGAGCTTTTCGCTGTTATTGGCACAACTTACGGAGAAGGCGATGGAAGCACAACTTTTCAAATCCCTGACCTGCGTGGTGAATTTATTCGGGGCTGGGACCACGGTAGAGGGCTTGATGGTACGTTAGACAGAGCTATTGCCACGACAGAGGAAGATTCAATATCGAAAGATGACTTAACAATGAACCTACAGAGATCCAAAGGTGGATCCAGTACTGCTATGCCTCTTGTGAACGGTGGTAATAATTATGAACTGTTCAATGCTAACGGTGCTTCAACTTTATATACAGGAATAGCAACAAATGGATCTTTTATTTATGGGGGAAACGAAACACGCCCACATAACGTGGCAATGATGTACTGTATCGTTTATGAGTAGGGAGGAATATAAATGATTATTTACAGCTATAAGCCATCAACTGGCGAATATATAGGTACAGGCGAGGCAAAGGAGTCACCGAGAGAACCGGGTGTCTTTTTAATTCCTGCCAACGCAGTAACGGCAGTGCCTCCAACCGCCGGGATAAACGAGGTTGCCTGCTGGAATGGTACTAAGTGGGAGAAAAAGGCTGATTTTAGAGGCAAGATTTATTATGATAAGACTACTAAAGAGAAACATGAGGTAACAGAAATTGGTATTAGCCCTAATGTGAACTGGACAGACGTTGAACCGGCCGACCCTGATGCTGAATGGAACGGAAGCGCATGGGAAGTATCGTTAAGTGTATTTAAAGCCCGCAAGCTGATGGAAATCAAACAGGCATACAATTCTCACGTGGCCGGGTCGTTTATCTGTTCGCTCGGCTACCCCATGCAGTTTAACGAAACCGACGGCGTCAAGATGGAAGGGGCTATAAAGCTACTTGTAGCAAATGGCGGAACGGCCGGGTACCTTACCGATGCGAACGATGAAACACACTACGATGTTCCGCTTGCAGATATACAGGCCGTACACCTCGAAATGTTGGTTAAATATGCAGAAGCGCACGCCAAGAAACAAGTGCTCAGACAGCAGGTCAAAGAGGCCACAACGCAGGCAGAGCTTGACGCTATCGAGTGGTAAAAATGAAACCGGACTATAAAATGACAGCATTTTGGGCGGTGGCCATAACGGTCGCCGCCTTTTTTTGGTACGGTGTTTTTAAACTTTTCTTATCTTTGTTTTAGCGGCAAGGGGGCAAGGCCATGGGACATCTTTTCGCAGTTATCATTTTAAAGATAAAGGCTTTTTTTAACGATATAAACAATAAGTTTTTCGGAGGGACTTTTTAACGGAAGAGGGTTTTTGCGATGAACGATCAAATTTTCTTGTCTAAGGCAGAAAAATATTATATGTCCATTAACCCCTTTGCCGCTCTTTGCCAATGCCATTGGGAAACTAGAAGCGGCGGCAAGCCGTGGAGTTCGGAGTTATATCTGAAAGCCAACAACGCCGCCGGGCTGAAAAAGTGGGCAGGGTGGACCGGGGAAACTTACGCAAAAGTTTCATGGGAACAGAATCCGGACGGCACGAAGGTCAACAGGACGAGCCTGTTCTGCAAGTACCCGACCATTGATTCCTTTCTCGCGAATTATGCCCGGAAAATCGAAGACCATTACCCGGTTTGCGTCTCGAGGCGGGACAACTTTTGGGGCTATTTTGACGGGCTTTTTATAGGCAAGTTCGGCTCTTGGGCGACCGACCATACTTATTTCACGCGGCTGGCAGAGACGGCCGTTGCTATTGCGCCCGACATATTTGGCGAGGGCTGGCAGGCCAAGATGATGACTTCCCTCGATTACGCCATCGACAAAAGGTATCTGACGGAACAACACAAGGCCATAGCCCTTGAAATCATAAGCGGCATATTCGAGCCCGCGGAGCCACCCAAACGAATTACAGCGGAGCCGCTCAAAAAGCAGAGCAAGGTTATTTGTCTTGATTTCGGGCACGGCGGCCGCGACCCGGGCGCACCTATTCCCGGCCGGAAAGACATGAACGAGAAGGACATCAACCTCTCCTATGGTCAGATTATCGGCGCAAAATTGTCCGGGATGGGATACGACCTCATGTACACAAGGGTCGGGGACGAGTATGTCAAGCTCTCAGAGCGCGGGAAGATGGCACAGAATCACCGGCCGCTCCCGTCAGCGTTCCTCAGTATTCACGGCAACAGCGCCGTCCGGAAGGACGCGAAGGGCATTGAAATATACACGTACTTTGGACAGGACGCGGGGGACCGGTTGGCCTCAAAAATTATCGAGGCTATCCAAAGGGCTCTTCCGGGCACCAAGATCAACGCGGATTACACCGACGGGGACGTGGATAAAGAGAGGGACTTTGCGGTCCTGAGGGATACGCCGGGGATTCCGTCGGCCCTCATAGAGCTTGGATTCCTCAGCAACGATGAGGACCGGGCAAACCTCCTAAATGCGGGGTACAGAGACAGACTGGCCGGGGCGATTGCCGACGGCATCAATAATTTTGTCGGGGGGGCATAAAACCGGTGCAGATAACACTCGAAAACATAGGAGCTTACATAGCGATAATCGGGTTCGCGGTCGGGCTGGTCAAATATTCAATTATCGCTCCCCTACAAAAGGACAATAAAAACATCCAAAAAGAGAACATGCAACAGATTGACTTGTTGCGCAAAGAGATCGACCAGTTAAGGATCAGCATCGAAAGGCTGGCCGCAAGCATCGAGGTTATTGAGAAAAGCATAAGTGATGTTAGGGAAAGGGTAATCCTCGTTGAATCATCTGCGAAACAGGCGCACCGGCGGCTCGACGGGTTGGAGGCGAAAGTTTATTGTGTTACGAAGGAGGGCTGGACGGGATGAAAATAAACGAGGAGAATTGGATCGTCCGCTTTTTCTATACATGGGGGGCGCTCCCGTGGAAGAAGCCGCTCATCATGGTTTCCTGCCTGCATTTTCTTTTCATGGAGACGGCGGCGCTTATTACGAGCAAAGACATTCCGGCCCTCATGGGGGAGATATACAAGGCTTACATGTTCACCATCATCGTGGCCGGGTTCGGAAGCTCCACATTTGAGGCGTGGAGCAAGAAGGGGGCCGACAGCCGTGGAGAAGGACAAGAGAAATAAGGTGGCATTACTGATAGCCGTATTCCTCGTAATCACATTAGCGTGGGCTTATACATTTTGGCGCATAAATCAGATTGGGGCGGCGCTAAAAGAAGCAAGGGAAAGAACGGAGAGCGCCCTTTCGTCCGGAGCCGAAACAGCAAAAGAACAGGAGAGAGAGGTGAAGGAGAATGCTGTCAAAACGCGCGAGACGGGACGGCAAATACGCGAACAGGTCAGGACTGATATTTCTAATCTTGACGCTATCGCTATTGCTGACGGTGTTCGCGACGAGTTGCGCTTACTGCTCAGAGAGCGGGGAGAATGAAATTGTTTTTGAATACTGCCCGGCCGGACACACAACGACCGAGCCTGGGTACTGGAGCAACATTTTCAGCGGCAGGCTTATTTTAGAAGGCTTGCGGGGGTTAAGGCTCGAGCGGGACCACTGGCAACTTGCCTATGAGGACTTGTCGGCCAAAAGCATCTCTTTCGCGGAGGAACAGCGGCGACAATGGGCCGAGGTCGAGAACGCAATCGCCGAGGAACGCGCCACATGGCAGGGGGAATTGTCCCGGGCGAAGCGGCCCGGGTTTGGAGCATTTATAGGGGTAGGCTATACCACAGGCAAGAAGGTGCAGGGAGTCGCCGGGATAGGATTCGTACTTAAATTCTAATTGTTTTTATAGGGGGAAGAAATTCCCCCAACTTTTTTTATATTTTATGGTTGACAAACAGCACAAAAGAGGTATAATTAAATCACAACGGCGTGGGCGCGCCGAAACAAAAACAAGGGGGACGCGAAAATGGCAGAGACAAAAGGAGTCATCAACGGAGTAATGGTAGACGTGGAGGAAGTCAGGAGCGCGGTTGGACAGTTGATAAAGGCCGTAACGAAACAGGAGCCGGACGATTGGACTTACGATATTTCCGGCAAGAATTTGACCGACTTGAACCTAATGGAACTCACAATGGCCATGAGCGAAATCGCAGGATACGGGGAGCGCGTTGACAAGCATAGAATAACAGACAAAAACCGGAGGAAGAAATTCCCCCTTTTTTATTCCCTATGGTTGACAAAAAAAGCAAACGGGCTATAATTAAACTATGCCGAGGGAATCAGCGAGGCGGAAGAGGTCGAAGAGATAAAGGTATGACAGGGCGGGGAGCAATCCCCGTTAAACCACAAAAA